GTAAAATATTACTATTAGGTAATTCTATAATATCTTTCGGTAAAATATTACTATTAGGTAATTCTATAACTTCTTCACCTATTATATTAAAATCTATTTTAGGCTCTATTTTAGGCTCTATTTTAGGTTCAACTAAAGGTTTATTTTCAATAATCGTTTCAACCTTGGACACGTCTACTTCTTGAGTTTCATCAATATATTGACGTAATAATTGTTCTACTGGTAGATTATCTCTTATGGTATTCATAATACTTGTTTGAACTAGTAATTCAAATTCACGATTTCTACGCTGTTGTTCTAATGGTGGGATATCCAATTCAAATAAATAAATATTCGAATATAATTTACGAGCAATATTTATATATATTTTGTGTAAAAAAAATGTAAAGTCTGGAATATCTATATTAATTTTTTTGTTATCACTTCCAACTCTTACACAGCTTAATAATTTTAATTGAATAATATGAACACACGTCACTAAATCTTCTAAATAAGAACAACCAGATTTAAACACTATACGCTCTTTTTCCGAATCTATTATAGACTGATTCCAATTTGGAATACGAGACAGTAAATTTTGATAGGTCATTAAATACTTATCAGGTTCATCATTATTTTGACATAATTGTATAGATTCGTTAAAGATTGAACGAAATCCATCGATAATATGTGAGGTTATTAAATTAATTAATAGAATAGACCACTCGTTTTTAGAGTCATTTAATATATTAGAAGTAAAGTCGTCCATAAAAAAGAACAATATTTATATTTCTTTATTATTACGAAATATACATACTAAATAAAATAAACAAAGTCTTTCATTTTTTAACTGAGTTCTCATATAATTAAAATTAAAAATCAATTCATCATAATTTTTTATTTTATTTTTTAACCAAAAAACAATTTGATCTCCATAAATACCATTTGAATATAATTCTTCTACAATAGTATCAATTGACGCATCTTTAGTAATAATTCTTTTTATGATAACTTGTGGAATATATGGTTTAACTTTAACGTTACTATTTATATATATCTGTATAAAACGAGAACGAATTGGTTGTAATAATTTATCCTTTTGATTGGTTAATATAAAAAAACGAGTAGAATGACTATAAATTTCAATACTTCTTCTTAAAGAATATTGGGCGTCTACTGTTAAATATTCAGCATCATATAATATTATACTTTTGAATAAAATATTGGGAGACAATTGTTGTTTAGAGAATAATTTTATATCGTCTCTTATATTTTTTATTCCTTTAGAAGTTCCACAATATAATTTCATAATATATTTATAAGAATTATCTGGGTATAAGTTTTCTATTTGTTTTACTATGTCCTCTTTTACATTCCCATAAAATAAAATATGCGGAATATTATGTTTAAATTTATTGAATATATCCATTAATAATGTAATATTTATATTATTATATTATTTTATATGATATTGAATAATATATATATTGAAAATCAAGATATAACCTATTCCATATTAAAAGAGGCTTTAATTCATTGTTATAATAACATGTGTTTTTCGACTTATCCGTATATACAATATAATACATTATTATCTAAAGATACAATTACCAAATATAATTCAGGTAATTGTATAGCTCTCACTTATTTTATAAAACAATACTTAAAAAATAATTATGGTATAAATAGTCATCAAATTATTGCTTCGGTTCCAGACCATTTTAGAATAAGTGGTCAACCTAATATATGCCATATTGTATTATTTATTTCTAAGTCTGAGTATGAATATTATATAGTAGACCCAGCATTTTATTTTTTAGAACCTATTCACATAGATATACGAGACAATCGTGAAAAACAAATTGAAACCTACGATATACATCATGATAGATTAAGTTTATTATGTTATTCATTAAAAAAGTCTCAATATGACGAAGTATTACCAAACACGTATTCGTGTGTATGTTATTTTACAGAATACCCTGAAAATAAATTTGAATATATATTCAATGAAATTTTAAATCCAGATGAAACTATTGGAAAAACATATCATTCGCTAAAAAAAGAACCTTTTTTAATAAAAACCCATTATGAAAACAATATAATTAAAAAACTATATCACATTAAAACCGAAAATAATCATATCGTCATTATAAAGAATCGTGATGTTGTATACGATGGACAACCTACAAAATGCGATTATACTAAATTACGCGAATTATATAAATATATAGATCCAGTTCTTAAGCTACACTAGAAAGTGAATGGGTATATGGATTTTCTTTAAACGCTTTCAATATACTATTATCGATACTAGGTAATTCATATTTCTGGTTTTGTTTTGTAAATTGTCCTAATATAGTATCATTAGAAGGGGCATATAACGCATTGGTTCGTATATTACATTGTTCATGTCCATTGATAGAAGCATTTATATTTCCATTATATAAACTCATATTACCAGTAGCCATTCTATTTTCAGATGGTTTTTCAATATTACGCTGATTATATTCGGCATCATATGATTTATATTGAGAAACACCAGATGCTCCACCCATTACAGAATGAGAAGTACTTTGCCTCTGAGTATTTGTCATATACGGATTTGAATTTATATATATATTACTAGATTGTCCTTGAAAGTTTAAATGAGATTTACTTTCGCTCATCATTTCACGATTAGTTGTAGGCGCTTGTTCGTAAGGATTATATACAATTGGTTTTGTTTGATTTGTACCCATAAATCCAACCGGATTTGGATGTTCTATTAAATTCGATTTTTTAGTATATTTTAGTTGATTCGCTATTGGAGAAACTAAATTTGACATAATCTGTCCTTTTATATTACCAAAATAGTCTTGTTTTGTAGAACGATTATTTTCTAATATTTTGAAACTATCTTTTCCATGATCTGCTGATTGGAATACACCTTGTGACGATAAATTTGTAAATGGATTGGCTGGTAATTGTATTTTTTTACTTTCTTCGCTGGTACCCTTAGTATAAGATGTATTTGAATTTGTTCCACGAACCCCATAATATAGAACACTTGTATCATCTCTATTCTCATTTGTCAACATTTGTAAAGGTTTTTGGGTAGATTGTTCAATTCCGCGAGCTGGTCCCATACCACCACTTCCTTCATTTACATAATAAGTATCTGGTGTTTTTTTAATCATTTTACCTAATTGGGCTGATTTATTTGGTTTATAAGCGGGTGCTTTATAATTTAAATTATATTCTGATTTAGGATTGTTCGCTACTCTAAGTTGATCTACTGTTTTCGGTTGAGTTTTATCGCGATATTGCATAGACGAATTGAAACCTAAATCGCCAGGACCTTCTCGGATTTCTTCCCATGGCTTTGAATTAGCATGGCGACTCGATTCGTTGACACGCGATTGTAAGAAATCATTTTTGTTTTGATTCCCATATACATTTTGTAAATTATCTTGAGGTTTAAATAATGTAGCAGTTTCTTGTTTTACTATATTATTACTACCTGAACCAGTATAAGTGTCTAAACGATTATCATTTACATAATTATTATTTCCGTATGAATTTTTTTTATAAAAAGGTGTCATATTATTATGACTAAAGGGTCTGTTTAACACTTCTTTGTCAAAAAATTTATCTACACTTGTATTTAGCTTCTCGGTTTTAGGTTGTAAATTTGTAGGTTCAATCCTATTTTGTAATGTATTTGTTATAGTCGGTTTTACAATTTGTTCTTCAAAATTTTCTTTACCTTGCTGGTTCGATAATAAATAAGCACTACCTAATAGTACAGTTGCGATAACTACTTCTGTCATTATAATATACTTTATTTTTTATTTTTTGTATAATAATCTTTTTCTAACATAGTGGTATTTAAATTATTATTAAAAGGAATAAATAAATTTTCTTGTGGATTCCTAGGTAAATAATCATAACGAAATTGTTTCTTCTCGCGAATTTTCCAAGCAGGCATGCTGGAACGAGTTTCGTCTACTAAAAAACTTTTATCTTTATAATAAATCATGCTATGGGTCGGTTCGACTTTTTTATAAGAAATAGTATCTCTTCCTAGAGGTATATTCATGGTTCTGAATTGACTTTCAATATTGGTTGAATTTGTATGTAAATTTGCCCCCCATTTTTGTAAACGAATATGAATATCATCTATATATGGGTTATCTATACCATTTCCAGGTGTATTCAAGTGATAAATACCTGTGAAGGTTGATTCTTCTAATTTCTTTTGTTGTAATGCTATATCACTAGAGAATCTTGTAAATGCCATTATTATATTTAAATATAATATTCTAATTTAAATATAAAAAAATCTAATTCAAATAGTTTGGTCTTTCTATAAAAGAATGTGAAAAATCATCCGGCATAGCAATTTTAGGTTTTTCAAACCAAGCTTTATTTTCTAAATGAATTGGTTTAGGATTAACTTTAAATGAAGGTCCTTCTAAATTGGTAGAACGTATTCCTCTTAACATACTTTCAATATCAACATAATTATTTGATAATTGTTCTCCACTAAACTTAGGAATAGATCCTAATTCCATTATAGTTGTTTTTTCGTTTAAAGCATAATTTGTATTATTCATATAGTTGTTAAACATTAGACTTTCGCGTTTTTTTACATTATAGTCAGCTAATTGATTTTTATTACGGGTAGAAGACATTAATATATAAAATTATTATTTTTTACAGTAATCCACATTTTGATATAATATACGAGTATCTGTACCCCCGCGCATCCATAATGGATCTACATCGGTTTCTATTTTAGACTTATGTATTTTTTCTTTTAATTCACTATTCAAAGGATAGTTATCTATATCATTAAAACATTGCTCATTAAATTGGGATACACTTTTTTTTTCCTTGAATGTATCTCCTAATCTTAATTTATTTTCTTGATATACGTCAACATTTCCTTTTCCTAAAAAAGGAACTGTTTTATACGGACGCTCGTGTAAAGTTAGTTTTATATTTGGGTTGGTTAATACACTTTTCTTTAAAATACTATTATCGCTTACATTACAACCAAGTGGTCCTAATTGATAAGTAGATTTATTTACAAATACATTTGGTTGTTTCACGGCAAAATCTACCCCCCCCAAACATTTGTTTGAATATGGATTATATATAGTATAATTAGAAATGCTACTATTCATAATATTTTCCTGGGTATACGTACTTTCGTCTTGTCCTATGCGAGATAATTGATTAAATGCAAAATCAAATGTTTGAGACATAATTTATATAGTATAATATTTTTTTTAATATGAAATAACAGATTTATTGCTTGGTAATATACCATAACAATATGTCAAAAAGCTAGATTGGTCATTTGGTACAGTCGTATTAGAAGTTGTATAAAATTGACGCATTTGATGCTCAAACGCCATGTTGTCTCCATCATCTGTAAATAACTGTTTAATTTTATCATTATCTTTGTTATTTTCAAAAATAAACTCTTTGGTTTTCATATTTATATTATCTTCTACAGTTGAATTATATTGACTTTCGTAAGAAGGAGTTTTACCATATGTTTTATCCGAAACTAGTGGTAATTTTTCTATAGTATCTTTCTTTGTTGTATTATATTTATAATCACTCATTAATGTATTGCCTAAAGGATTTATTGTGGATAGATACTCATTTATTTTAGTATGTTTATAATCTTTATATCCATGGTTTATATAACCTTCTTTATAAGAATGGTAAATAACAATTATACCTAAAATAATAAATCCTAATATTAATATCATATAATGTTTTAATGTAATATATCCAAAAAATGTAATTAATATTATAAATCTAGATAAAGAGTTTAAATTATTAGTTAGTGATTGATTGTCACTAGGTAATATATTGAATATATAATTAGAGTTCAATAAAATCGTCGGGTCATCTATCCAGAAAGACATACTTATATATATTTATTATTCTTTTTTGACTCTATTTTTCTTTCGTTTTGACTTTTTAGGAGTTTCACCTTCTTTTTTAAATACATAGTTTCCGGCATCATTTTGCTGTAATACATTTCCTTCCATTAATTTTTTCATTGCTGATTGCATAGCCTTTTCTTCCATATTTTTTTCCATTTTATTTCTCATTCGTTCCTTTGTATCATTTTTTTTTTTTTTTTTTTTTTTTTTTTTTTTTTTTTCTTTTTTTTTTTTTTTTCTTTTTTTACTC